ATAGACTCAGTTGCTGATCGTTTATCAGATTACGATGTTCTCCAATTTTTTGCTCCGATACATAATAAGTGTCGTGTGAAGCAACTCAAAGAAATAACCTTTAATCCTGACGGCGCTGCTGGTTGGGTGGCAAACCGCATCTTTTGTCGTAATGATAAAAGAGGAATGATGGATTTTTGGCCATACTTTGAGCATTTTTGGAATGTTGCCCATTTGGAATTTTACCCAACACTTGATACCTCTTGCGGAAAAGTTGAAAACTTAAAAGCTTCAAAACTGGAAGATAATGATATTAGAAATTTTATCATACAGACCAGTGAAATGTTTTTCTTCGAGGCAAGGATGGATCAAGATTTCAATGACAAACTGGTTGAGCTTGGCTCCCAGTTGGATTTTCCTTTAAAACATGGTTATGTTTTTGGAAACGGCGGTTGGTATTCTCTCACCAACTATCATTCAAAAGAGAGGTGGAAAATTGAAGGTGATTGCAAGAAATGGGATTCAAAGTTTAAGCGTCAGGCTCAAAGAGCTTGTTCTTTGATTCGTTTCTTTTGTTGGGACAAACAAGGGATGGACCCACAAACTTGGTGGCGACGTCGTGCGTATATCTCCCATTGCGCTCAATTTGGTTATGTTGTTTTACCTACAGGACAAGTTGTTCAACGTATGTTGGGCCAACCTAGTGGACGTAACAATACTACTGATGACAATGGTTGTGGCCATCTTAAGGCTCTTTGTTATGGATGGAGAAGACTTTTCGGTACTTCTCTCTATGACGCCTGGAAAGATGGTTTGGTTATGCTTTCTTTGTATGCTGACGACCATATAATCACTGTTTCCGAAAAGTTTGAAGCTTTTAAAGATTTTGGAACTCGTGCACGTTTTTATTGGGAATGTGGTTTTGAGTTGGATCCTGGAAAAGATTTTGTTTCTGATTCCATGCTTAATCACACTTTTTTAGGATTAAAAGCTGTTGATGTTGATGGTATCCTCCGTCCAGTTTTTGATTCAGTAAAAGCACTGAACTCCTTAATGAAGTATGAAAAGAGACTTGATGTTCGAGCTGAGTTTACTAAGGCTGTTTCTCTAGCTTATCTCACCGTATACTCCCTCGAAACACATTTCTTTATCATTTACCATTATGCGCATTTCCTTAAACGCCG